CACCTGGCCCTATGGCGTATATGTTAAAGGGGCCGACGTTGGTTTCTATGTGAATGCTAATTGCTCCCTTGCCCTCCAGGTCGGCGAACTGTCCAGCACAACGCAGGTCGGGTTCCACTTGACCAGCACAAATAACAACGTGATCGACTCCTTTGAAGATGACAACGACACCACGCTGGGCGATGCGGTATACTCGAACATCCGGGCACGGACGATGCTTTTCAAGCCCTGCACGGCAGGTACTATCGTGAGCGTCAAGGGGCAACTCAAGTTCGATGACGAAGCCGATATGGGGCCTGGCGTGTTTGCTGGTGTACAGGGCTATATGGAACTCTACGACGACGCCGACGTTAAGAGCGGCGGCAAGTTCTGGGGCGTGGATTCAAGCATCGACGTTCCGAGTGGCGGTATTCTGACCATCGACTCTGGCGCTATCGCCGCAGGCTTTCACGCTGAATTGACCGGTGCGGGTACGGCTACGAACAACGGTATACTCGCCGGTCTATACATCGACGAACAAATCACAAGCGGCAAGTGGGGACACGGTGTTTACATGGTGGGTACGGCGGTATCAAAAGCCCTCCAGGTTGGTACTTTGTCCAGTACAGCACAGACCGGTCTTACCCTCAGCGCAACCAACAACAGCGCCATTGACGTTTTCTCTGACGATGGCAACGCGACGTTGCTCAATGCGAATTATTTCGGCATCCGCAGCCGGACGATGCTATTCAAAGATGCGACGGGCGTTTCAATCTTTGGTGTACGTGGGCAGATAAAAGCAGCAGACGCCGTAGACTTTGGCCCTGGTGTATACGCCGCAGTTCAAGGGTATCAAGAACTTTACGGCGACACGTCTATCCAAAGCGGTGCGAAGTGGTACGCAGTGGACGCTTCCATTGACGTTCCTACTGGAAAAACTCTCACTGTGGACGTTGGCGGTATCGTTGCTGGTTTTCACGCTGAACTGACCGGACTGGGCACGGTGACGAGTAGTGGCCTGCTGATAGGGCTGAAGGTGGATGAGGCTATTGCAGTTGGAACCTGGGATTACGGCGTCTACATCGCCGCCAGCGCCTCGGCTGCGGGTATCTATGTCGGCACTTGCACTGGTACTGGGATCGACTTCCCCGCTGGCTCGACCTATGGCAAGGCGCTGGCTTACGGTGAATTCGGAACCCCTATCGTATACGACACGGACGAACCTTTCGAGATCCACGGGCGTCTTGGTAGCGCCACCGAACAAAAACCGCTGATGCGAGTACGGAACTCTGCACCCGCCAGCACGAATATGACGACCGGTGCAGTGACCGCGCTCCAGGCCCAGGCTTACGGTACAGATACCAGCGACATCGGTGGACTGGAAGCCCTGCAAGCACACGTTGGGATCAAGGCCACTTGTGAAATCATCGCCGATACAGGCACAATACCGAATATGCGTGCTGGGTTTTTCAAAATTGAGGATGGGGGCAACGATCTAACCCTGACTGGTGATGCGGCTGTTCTCTGCCTCGGTACGCAGTTCAACGCAGGAACTACCCTAACTGGAGTATGTGACTGGATGTTCTTGGCGAAAGAGGGAACCCTTACCGGTGCTGGTGGTGTTCCTGACGCCTTCGTTCGTGTCTACGATGGAACCGGTGGCGGCTGGGCAAACTTCCTGTTCGACGTTCCTGCCAGCCTGCCCTACAGCGCGGCGAACAGTGGCGGAACGCAGAGCGGGAAAATGGCTATCAATGTTGGTGGCGCGACAAAGTACATTCAGTGCTACTCGGACTAGGTGAGTTATGACAATCGAATTGACCGATCACAATTGGCCATCGAAGGTCGTAAAATCTGGACAGGAAGCTGGAATCCCTGTGCCTGCTGGGAGAAGCATCAAGATCGAGACCTCGCCGGGAGGTGAGGAAATTCTCGACGTAGAATGCCCGGTGGGTAAATCGTGGTCAGTCCGTGTCATCGTTGAGATTGACGAAACGGACGTTTAGATAAGGAGTATTATGAAGGTATCCGTAGTAGAGCGCCTGGCCCTGCTGGGTATGTTGCCCCAGCAGGGAAACCTGATGACGATCAAGATCGTATCGCGCTTGCGCGAGGAGTTGAGCTTCGATGAAGCTGATCACAAAGCCTTGCAGTTCAAAGAAAAAGAAGACACGGGCTTTGTAACGTGGAAAGAGCCGTATCCTGAAAAGGAAATAGAGATCGGCAAGAAGGCGACCAGTATCATTTACAAGCTGCTCAGAGAACTAGACGAGGAAGAAAAGCTGAATGCACAGCATTTATCTTTGTGCGATAAATTCGGCTACCCTGAAGAAGTATGACACTGAGAACCGTCGTCTATGACCGATGCGTGGGACACGCGGGCATCGCTGCGCTCGTTGGTATTCGCGTGTATCCCGACAGGTTGCCGGAGGACGTGACTTATCCAGCGATAACCTACCTTGCGCCAGTGTCAGAGAACGGGGCAACCTATCGAACACACGACGGCGCTGGCGGACGAAAAGAGTCGCGGGTACAGTTCAACTCCTATGCCGAGACAGGCGACGGGGCCGACGCACTGGCCGATCAAGTTCGGGTAGCCTGGGATGGATACCAGGATGGTTGCACAGTCGGGCGAGCTTTCCAAGTAGCGCGAAGGATAACGAGAGAAGACTCGCTCAACGTTTATCGGGGTATCAGTGACGTGATGATCGAGCACAGCGTATGAAGTGTTCAAAGTGTGAAATTCAGGCTGTAAACCAGGTCGAGGGGTATACCTCACAAGGCGGCGTTACTGGCGCTGTTAAGGTTGCTCTATGCCAAGAACACACTGAGGTTCTGGCTAACATTGACGATGATTCGTTTGATGGTTGCGATGAATTGTACGAATTCTGCGGGTTAGAATCCGTTTCAGAAATAGTGAGGATAGAATGACTCGCTGTCTAATTTTATCGAATGCTCCCTGGACTTTGACCGGATACGGTAAACAAATCCGTGAACTAGCCCTGCGCCTCCAAGCAATGGGTCACGACGTTGCCATTCTGGGCGTTGCCGGGTTACTTGGTAGCTCCATAGACTGGCGCGGCATCCCTGTTTACCCCTGCCGTGAGCATCCCCTGGGCGTTGACGTGGTGGGTTACTATGCCCGTCACTTTGACGCCGATGTGGTGATCTCGCTCTATGACGTGTGGGGCTTTCCTGAAAACATTCGGGCCTCGTTGCCTTGTCCCTGGATTGCGTGGACGCCGGTTGATGGCACGCCGGTTTCAAAGCCAATGCTCAGACGCCTTCACACTGCTGACTGGCAGGTTGCGTTTAGCAAGTTTGGTCAACGAGAGATGCAGTCTGTAGGACTGGACGCTGATTATATTCCGTTAGGGATTGACTGCGACCTGTTCAAGCCAGCGCCAGACAAGGGCGTGGTGCGTGACCAATTGGGTATCTCACGTGACGTGTACCTGGTGACGATGGTAGCGGCGAACAAGGGCTACCCGGCTCGTAAGTCTTGGCCGGAGGCGCTGATGGCGTTCGCCCGGTTTTATCAGAATCACTCGAACGCCCGGCTTTACCTTCACACCACACCGTTGCCTTTTGGGAGCGGTGGCGCGGGGATCATCTTTGCCGATTTGCTCGAAGCCGTTGGATTGCCGCCCAACGTGGTGACATTTGTCGACCAGGGGGCGATGGCCGTTGGCATACCAGACGAGCAGATGGTTGCAATCTATCAGGCCAGCGACGTGTTGCTCAGTCCTTCGATGGCCGAGGGGTTTGGCCTTCCAATCGTAGAGGCGCAAGCCTGCGGGTGTCCAGTTATCACGCTTGATTGTTCTGCGATGACCGAGAATACCCTCAACGGTATAGTCACGGAACCGGTACAACCGGCCTGGATACCACAATTGGGGTACTGGTGGCAGACGGCGAGTGTCGAGCTAATCGCCGACGCTCTTGAGCAAGTATACGACCTAGAAATGTCAAGGGCGATGCTGCCAATTAGGAGCCGCCCATTAGCTGCTTTTGAACCTGAGAATCTTCCCTTTTTCAGCATGTCCCAGGATGCAATATGGGCGATCAATAGCATCCGAGAGAGCTACGACTGGCCCATCGTAATGGCTCAATGGCAACGCCTCCTCGAACGAGTAGAGGAGCGCATCGCGTACAACCTTACTCACGATCACAAATGGACGAACATCGGCATAAACAAGGGCGATCTGTTCTGTGCTCCCTGTGCTACACCTGAATGCGAGGCACAGCTTCAGCGTGCAAAAGACGGTACAACTTGGTCGATTTTGCGCGGGTTTCCGAATCCCAACCTTGAGGACGTTCCAGGGCAAGGAGCGTCTGCAAAGATAACATCACACGAAATCGTCAATAGTTATCGTTTGCAGGATGTAGACTTTGCCCCTGGTGATGTGATGATAGATATTGGGGCGCACGTCGGGGCCGCGTGTATTTACGTAGCCAAGAATAATCCAGGCGTGACGGTATATGCCTATGAACCAGTTCCAAAACTATTTGACCTGCTGTGCGAGAATGCACTAGCACACGGGGTTAGCGAACAAATCAGACCCTTTAACCTCGCCGTGACCAGTGACGGGCGCGATGTGACGTTACAGGGCGATCTGGATGTGTCGAGCGGGGGTATGTCTACTTTCCCTCACACGAATTACAGAACAGAGGAAAGTATCGACGTTCAATCGGTTGCGCTCGCTGATATTCTCGACGCCGTTGGGCATTGCAGATTGCTGAAGGTGGACTGCGAGGGTGCGGAGTACGATATACTGCAATCTGCTAACGGGTTGCTCGATAACGTGGATTGGCTCGTCGCTGAGTTTCACACGGATTGCGGCCACGATGCTAATGAGTTGATCGCACAGTGTGCTCAACATATCGCGCTAGGTAAGTTGAGGGTAGTCAAGAGTCGGAGGTAAAATGACACAAAAAATCACATTGCGGAAACACGATAGGAGAAGTGCGGCGCAGAAGGTATTCTCCGAAGCCGGGCCTAAACCGAAACCACCGACGGGGCCAGGGGTACGATTGAGCGCGGTACAAAAGTCGCCGGTATCACTGCCCGTTGAGACAACTCCAGCACCAGGTACAAGGTTGAGCGCAGCGCAGAAGGATGCTGGTATGCCACCCGTGGAATCGGGGGAGGTGGTTGAGACGCCGGTACGTTTGAGCGCAGCGCAGAAAGCGGCGGTGGTTGTAAAGAAAACCGAGGTAGCGCCCACGAAGCCAGTGCGGAAAACGAAGAAAAAGGCAAAACCGACTGAAGGCTTTGCGGCTAATTTTGAACCGAAGAAACCTTGTAACAGTTGCCCGGATGAGGAGGGTTAGACGTGTTTCCAGGCTTGACGGTTGACGATGTAACCAATAAGCGTTTTGCTCACGTTGAATCTTTGGCTGAGTTCGGCTTGGGTATGCTCACTGGTCGTGTACAAAGCACGGATCGCTTTGACTTGTTCTGCCGTGAGTTTGGAACTCCCATGTTGTTCTCCTGGACGGCTATGAGAAACCCCCAAAATAGCTATGGCATGTCTAACGTTTTCTGCTTGCGTGATCCACTCCAGGTTTTCAAGGCGATTGTCCGATTTGTCGCCGTTTTTGTGGTTAGTGACCATCCCTGGAGGGCGTGGGCTAACAAAGGCTTCAAGGATGAGGACGTGGATGAATCTCTGGTATCTCTTCCCTTTATAGTTGAGACACAGACGCCTGTATCCCTTTTTAGTAATGCATCCTGTATAAATATGGCCGATGGGAAATTTTGTTCCCTTTTTGACGCGCTTAACTTGCCCTATATTGCTGACTGCATAGGTAGCATCGAATTCTTTAACTTGCTTCCATTGCTCTGTCATCACGCCTCCACTAAAAATGCAAACGCCACCAGGTCAAACTTGCGGTTATCACACGGCAAGAACCAGGTGGCGTATATGCTGAGTTGAATGAAAATGTTAAATGCAAGTTTCTTACCGTGTGATAGTAAAAGTATAACCGAAGAAACCGAATTTGTCAAATCGGTAATATCGCCTCTTTGCAAGAGTTGTTGCACTGCGGCAGGAGGAATGCAACCTTGACACACCACCCAAGTTGGAGCGCAGCACTAAAGTGGGATCCAGCAGGCGGAACTAGCTATACCGCCATCGGCCAAGTAAAAGACATCTCTGGCCCCGACATCAGCCGGGGCGACATCGACGTAACCGATCACGATAGCGCATCTGGTTGGCGCGAGTTTCTGCCCGGTCTGTCGGACGGTGGAACCGTGTCGTTCCCTATCGGATTGGACACCGCAAACACAGCGCACATCGGAGCATCTGGTACGGGATTGCTAGGCGACTTTGATCGTGATGGTTGCACGATGCCAGCATTCCAATTGACGCTCAACTTGTGCAGTGGTACGGGTATCTGGACATTCGACGGCTATCCAAACGGATTCAGTAACTCGTATCCCGTCGAGGGCGAGAACACCGCCGACCTCAGCATCAAAGTAACCGGTAAACCAACCCTGGCGGTAACGTAGCCAGAAAGGAACAAGTAAAATGGGTATAGTAACCCGTCAAGATGTAAACGCAGTACAAGGCACACTGAGCGGTTGGATCACCGCTGAGGTTGACGTGCCTGAGCTTGGAAAGGGAGCTATCGCTTTCGTCCGCGAGCTTTCCTCTGCCGAGAAGGAGCACGTATCCTTTGCGGTGCTCGGTAAAGATGGCAACGTTGACTACCGCTTGCTCAAGGGAATGGGCGATCAGGTCGTCGCTTATGGCTGGATTGACGAGAAAGGCAAGCGGTTGTACAGCAACAAAGAAACCAAGATCGTCGGGGCTATGCAAGGAACACTCACTGACCGCCTGGGCGACAAAATCCGTGAGTTAAGCGGACTAGCGAGCGAGGACGTTCACGACGACATCACCTGCCCGCACTGCAACGAAACCTTCGACGCCAACTTGACTCAACTACTCAAGGACGCCAGCGAGAAGGCAGAGCCGGGAAAAAACTAGTCTCGCTGGCCGAAGCTCAGGAACAAACTGGGCTATTCGCCTACCGGCTGGCGTTGGCATTAGGGGAAGTCAACCCCGATGCGATGCGTGAACAAATGCCCGCCCACGTATGGGACGGCTGGTTGAGATATGCCAAAAAGGAGCCTTTCGGGGAAGACCGCGCTGACCTCCGTTCCGCCATCGTTGCATCCGTCGTAGCAAACGCGATGGGGCGCAAGAAAGGGCAACGGGCGTTCAAGCCGAAGGAGTTTATGCCGAGGTTCAAGCCGATCAAGCCCAAGACGCCCGATCAAATCTTTGAGAAGCTAAAAACGATCAACGCCTTGCTCGGCGGTACTTTCGTGGATAACCGAAAACACTAATGGAAAACAAAAAGCGACTCACGGCAAGCTGTGAAGATTGTGAGCTGCCTTACCAGGGGTTCGGAATTGATCTCACATTGCCACATAGCCAATGGCTATTGATTCACCCTGAATTTAGGGGCGGGTTGTTGTGTGCCAATTGTATAATGAAACGTGCCGAATGCTTACCGGGGATTATTGCTGCAAGGACAACGCTTGAAATTCGATTTCCCCATAAAATAGAGTCAAGCCACTAATGGAAAATATCGCTTTAGCGCAACTGGTAACAAAGCTGGTAGCGGACACCAAGCAGTTCACTGAGGGGCTTGAAAAATCCATCGGTGAGGCTAAGCGATGGAGCGAGAATACTGAGAAAGAAGCAGAGAAAGCTGAAAAAGGATTCTCTGCTCGCGCCGTTGCAATGGGCAACATCGCCGCTTCAGTGGGACTGAAGATAATCGACGGCATCGTTGGCGCGATCACGAAAGTAACCTCGTCAATCAAGAATTTTGTTTCCGGTGGTATTTCACTGGCTGGCAGCTTTGACGAAATGCGTGTGTCAGCAATGTCTGTAGGTCAATCAGTGGGGATGTCAAATACCGAAATGGAACGTGGTATTGACGTTCTCAACGAGGCTGGTATCCGTTACGATGCAGCCGCCAGAACAGCCGCCCAATTTGCTAAAAACCAACTCGATATGGCCCAAGCTGGAAAACTCGCGGCTGCTGCTCAGGGTGCTGCTGTGCTACTCCAAAGAGACTCATCTGAAACGATGGATATGCTCGTTGGGGCGATTGCCAGGGGGGAAAGCTCCCTCCTGTCTAGTGTGGGCATAACGAAAACGTTCAACGATATGCAAGTGGAATTTGCAAAGGATGCGGGCAAGTCCGCTGATGCACTTTCTCAACAAGAGATAATGCAAGCCCGCCTCAACGGTGTAATCAATGAATCATCGGCATTGATGGGCGTATATGATGCTGCTTCTAAATCCCCCACGAAAGCGCTGCGCTCTCTCACTGGTCGTGTCATCCCTGAACTGCAAGCCGCTCTGGGTGGTGTCTTCTTGCCCGCGATGAAGTCAGGCGTTGACGGTATTGCCAATTTTGCCAAAGCTCTGCTATCTGCGGTTCAGGAAGGCGGGGCACTGTACCCTTTCCTGGTAAATATCGGGGCCGCTGCCGGAATGGTAGCCGACCTGTTTAGCGCGGGAATGGGGCGCATCACCGAGGCTATCAAGGGGCTTGGTATCAGTTCTGAGAAAGCCGCCGACCAATTTGAAGGTGGTTTCCGTGAAGGAATGGATGAAGCCAATGCAAGAGCGGCGAAGTTCGCAGACAGTTTCATTGGCAAGCTGTCCTCAACCGCAGAAAAAGCCCTAACCTGGGGTATCAATATCGCTACCGAACTTGCCACCGGTCTCATCAAAGGAGCCTCATCCGCTATCACCGGTGCAATGAAGTTCATCGGCGGAATGCTCACTAGTTGGCTCGCCCCTGGCTCACCTCCGAAAGTTGCTCCAGACATTGACAAGTGGGGCACGGAAACCGCCACAGAATATTACAAGGGGTTTTCTGATGCTTCTCTTGAACCGATCAAAAAACTTGAGGGGCCGATTCAGTCCTTACTCAAGTCTGTTGGCATTGGCGACACAATAGGCAATCTTGCCAAGAAACAATTAGAATTAGCCGCTGCAACGGCGGCGGTGGGACGGGCAGAGGAACAACTAGCAGCATCACGCGAAAAACAGGCAGCGGCGCAAGAGGAAGTTAGCACCCTGGCCGATGAATACAACAAGCTCTTGGTCGAAGGCGCTGACCCGATTGTGCTGGCAGCTAAACGAGCTGAGTTTGAGGAATCGAAGAAACGTCTTGCTCTCGCTAACAAGGAAGCCAAAGACGCCAAGAAGAGAGAAACCGCCGCCAAGAAAATCATTGGGCCGCTTGAGGATCAGGTCGCTATTCAGAAAGAACTTGAGAAGGCAACGGCTAAAACGGCGGCGGCGGCGAAGAAAATCAAACCGCCAAAAATTCCAAAAGTCAAAGGTGCGGGTGGGGCAATTGGAACTGACTTGGCCGGTGGTATAGCGGGCGGGTTGGGCGACAGCCTGAAAGACGCCATCCCGAACGCCATCAGTAGCGCGATAGCGAGTGCAAAAGAGATGTTGGCCGGGAAGTTCAACGAACTATTTGCCCCGGTGCGGACGGCCTGGGAGGAAGAGTGGCTTCCGGCATTCGACCAGATACAAGAAGCGTGGGCAAAGCTACAAGAGCCGGTTAGTCGGTTTCTCGATAAAGTGAAAGAGGTTGTCTCGAATAACGTTGAGCCTATTCTTGCTGGCGTGGGCGCGATGATTTTGGCTGTTGTTGTTCCTGCCTTTGTCGCGTGGGCAACTACGGCGTGGGCGGCAGCGACAGCCACAATTGCCGCGCTTGCTCCTATCATTTTGCCTATTGTGGCTATCGGCCTGGCCGTCGGCTTACTCGTCAAAGCCTGGAAATCTGACTGGGGCGGCATTCGTACCAAGTTCACCGCAGTCTGGGACAAGGAACTCAAGCCGGGCCTTGCAGACTTGAAAGCGTGGCTCGATGAGAAAATACCCGCCGCCGTCGAGGTTCTGAAAGAATTCTGGGAAGAGAAGTTCAAGCCTGCGCTTGAAACTGTACAGCAGTTCATCGTCAACGATCTGGTTCCGGCAATCAGCGACTTGGTAACGTGGATAGGAGAGAAAGTGACCGGTGCTGTTGATATAGCGAAGGGGCTACTTGACCAATTTCTCACCATAATTGGACTGGTACGCGATTTCATCAAGACAAAGCTGATCCCCATTTTCAAGGATATTGTCGCGTACATTCAAGACAAGTTCGTTGTTGGTTTTGATGCGGCACTAGTTATAATCACCAATATCAAGAAGGCGTTCAAGGACGTAAAGAAGGCGATTCAGGGCGTGATTGAGTTTGTTGGCAGCCTCATCACGATGATGGGGAACTTGGGCAGCGCGATTCCTGATTGGCTGGAGAAGAAATCTCCCCCCAAGATGGCTATTGCCTTCGACGAAATCGGTGCAGCGATGAACAGCGTCTCGATGGGGGCCATTCCAACGCTGCGCACCGAGTTGATGGGACTGAGCAGCGGAGATACGTTCAACAACACACTCAACGTCACGACAGAAGAAAAAGAACCGGATATTATGTATCACTATGAACTATCGAGGGCGATGTTTGGCTAAAGGAGCTTGCTGTGTGGAAAAGAATATTTTGTGTACTCTGTCTCGTGTTCTTGTCGAGCAGTACAATTGTTGCAGACAATGGCGACTTGCCGTTCAGGGTGTATTTACCGGTCATAAGGGGAGAAAGTGCAATGGGTAACTGGAAGGTCATCGTGCCAGAAGCCGCAACAAATTTATGCACTAACCCCTCACTCGAAACTAACACAACGGGGTGGGCTAGTACAAATACACTGGCGCGGTCAAACGTCGAGTCATTCTTTGGCGCATACTCGGCCAAGTGCACCTATGCTCTCGGCGATGTTGATTTTATGACGTATGCTATTATCTTACCGACTGCCACCACAACCTACAAAATCAACTTCTGGGTATGGGTTGCCTCGAATTGGGATGGCGACGATATTCTCATACAGGCTACAAGTTTCGTCGACTCTAGCATTGTAGTTAACAACCAATGGACGAGCACTGATGGTACTGAAACGTGGTTCCACGTTCAGGCTACACTCACAGTTGCAGCGGATGTGACAGGGGATATTGAACTAATCACAGACGGGCTTCCCAGTAACGGGCGCTTCGTCTACATAGACGCTGTAATGATCGAAGAAGTCACCGAGTCAGAGTACATAGACGGCGACCAGCCGGGCTGTTCCTGGTCTGGCACTGCCCACGGTAGCACATCGAGCCGTAGCGCGATGAGCCGCGCCAGGGGTATCGTCAAAGACCTCAAGGATGATTACTGCTTTGGCGTTTCCGATGCTATCGGCGTGGGCGCTTCTCCCATCAGCCTGGGGGTATCAGGCTATGCTTTCCTCGACGGCGGCGAGGTGAGCGGCATCAAGCGCACCCCGCGCAAGTTCTCGCTCGTTGGCTTCATCCGAGACCAGGCGAGCGGTTGTGACCTCCACGATGCGCGGCAAGCTCTCATCAAAGAACTGGCCTTCGACCGCTACCCACAGGACGCCGACGGCTGGCAACCGGTACGCATTCGCTACACCGGCGCAAGCGTGGACAAGCAAATCAGTGCCTTCTACACCGGGGGGCTGGGGGCCAACCTCAAGGTAGAGAATCGCATCCACGAGAAAGTGGCGTTGCAATTTGTCGCGCCAGACCCGATGTTTTATGGATTGGGGGAGAACGCAACGGCGTTGGATGAGGCACAAACCCTGGCCTACCATTACATTGTAAGTCGATTACGTAGTACAAGAGAATGGGACGATCTAAGCGTGGGAGCTGGAGGTGGCACGGTCACTGACATTGTAATAGATGCAGACAAAACCCTTCTGGCTTGTGGTGGATGGGCTACGATAGATGGTATAGCCAATACAAGCAGAATTGCACGATATAGCTTTGCTACAGACGCCTGGACAGCATTAAATAACGGAGCTACTGATGGCGCAATACAAGTAATGGCGCTAGGGGCCGATGGTTCTTTGTACGTCGGTGGCACGTTTACATCAATGGACAATGGGGCAGGTGCGGTTGCAAATACGTCACGTATAGCCAAGTGGGACGGCGCAAACTGGTTGGCGCTTGGTACAGGGGCAGCAGACAACGGGGTATATTCTTTGGCTGTGGGGGACGACGGCACCCTGTATGCTGGCGGCACTTTCACTGCAATGGGTGGAGTGGCAAACACTGCTTCTATCGCGGCCTGGGATGGTACGAATTGGTCATCAATTAGCTCTGGGGTTGTCGGTGGCATTCCGTCTGTTAGCGCCCTGGCATACAAAGACGGAACTTTGGTTGCGGGAGGTGATTTTACTAGCCTGAACGGTGTAACACTAAATCGAATCGGATATCTTTACAACTCGACTTGGTACGCGACGGAAAGTGGGGCGGCTGCGGGTAGCGTGAGTACCATTCACATAACAGACAACTATGTATACGTGGGTGGTGCATTCACTGGAATGGGTAGTGCGTCTATTGACAAGATTGCTCGTTGGAATGGTACATCCTGGGAAGCATTGGGAGATGGGGTGAATAATTCAGTTCACGCTATCGTTGAGGCACCTGATGGGCTAATGTACGTCGGTGGTGCATTTACAGAGGCGGGGGGATTGGATACGCCTGCTGGAATAGCTAAGTGGAATGGTTCAAGCTGGTCACATCTTGATATTAGACTTCCAGCCAGTATTATATATTCCATAATTGCCTCTAATGCCGATCCGGTTTCCGGTGACTACGATCTGCACGTAGGAACAAGCCAGACGGGTAATGCAGAAATAGCGGGAACTGCAACGGTAACAAACAATGGTTCTTCCGCTGCTTATCCACGTTTTGTCATAGAGCGAAGCGGTGGAACCGAGGCGACCCTGCAAACAATTCGCAATGGGATAACTAACGAGGAACTTTTGTTCAACTATTCTCTACTTGACGGTGAAACCCTTACGATTGACCTGCGCCCGAAGAAAAGGAGTATCGTGAGCAGTTTCTTCGGCCCTCAAATGGATGCCCTCCTTCTCGGCTCCGACTTTGGCACGTTCAACCTGTTGCCAGATGCTAATGAGATTACTTGCTTTGTGTATGAAACTGGCGCTCCAACCGTTTACGCGACCGTTATCTGGCAAAACACCTACGATGGACTGGACTGACCTATGGCCCGCTACGAAGCATGGTTCACCGATGACTTTGGCGAACGCCTCGCCCAACTGGCCGACCTACGTACTCTGTCGGCGTCCAGGATAGTCAATGGTATCGGGTTCTGCCTGCTCACGGCCAAGCCATCCTTCGACACATCCCTGCTAGAAAAAGACAGGATGTTTCAAATCTGGCGAGCGCCGACCGGTCACGCTCTCTCGCTCTGGCGCACTTATCTTTACCGTAAGGGGGGATTCAAGACGACTGGAAGCAAGGAAAACCTCATCATCGGTGGGCCAGACATAAACGACCTTCTGCGGCGGCGCATCACAGCCAACTACTCCGACCAATCTAGTAACGTCATCAACACCTACGCCGACGATATGATGAAAGACCTGGTAACGAGCAGTATGTCCGACGCTCTCCTGCTATCCGTTGACGCGGGAACGCGGGCCTGGGCCTCGTTGAGCGTTGCAGGCGACACGAGCAGCGGGCCGATCCTCGACAAGCAATTCCTACTCCAGAAACTACTCACTCCAAGTGGTAGCGGTGGCGCACTGTCAGACATTGCCAAATCGTCTGTGGTGGAAGGGACGCCGGTTTTCTTCGACATCCAACCCGCGACCGTCACAGAGAAAAGCATCACTTTCCAGTTCCGCACATCCATTGACCAGGTAGGCGCTGACCGAACAGAATCAGGGTTAGTTTTCGACAAGGACGCTAGAACGCTCAAAGACCCTTATCTCGAATGGGACGCCACCACAGAGGAAAATTACATCTATGCCGGGGGGCAAGGCGCGGCTTCAGCGCGGGACATTCAGCAGGTGTATGACGCCAGCCGCTACGGTAAATCACAGTGGGCGCGTTGCGAGGGATTTGCCGACGCTAGAGACCAAGGCACTGGCAAAGTGACTCAGGTAGGACAGATGGCACTTTATCGCGGACGCCCCATTTATCGCTTCGGTGGGGTTCCTCTTGACACTTCCGGGAGTCGGTTCGGTGTAGACTGGAACTTTGGTGACAAAGCAAAGGCGCGTTACAGGGGAGTTGGTTTCACTATCTTAATCAACGGCGTGACGTTGAACGTAAACGAAAAAGGCCAAGAAACCATCAGCGCGAGGTTAGATTATCAGTATGAATGACGAACTGATACGCCAGACGATGATGCTTGAGGCCCGTATGGATTCTCAGGTGTATCCAGAGGTTGCCATCGGCGGCGGCGGGGCTGGCGCACCGGTGGATGCTTCTTATCTCACTCTAGGACTTCACGCCGGATTGACCGCTGAACGTGTTTTGACTGCTGGTGATGCGATTGCCTTCACGGACACTGGTATAAACGGAACGCTCACGGTTTATCTGGATGGTTGGGCCGAGGGTTCTTTAGTCATCGGCGGTGCTGCGGACTGGACAACACTGGCAGCGCCGGGGGTAGCAGGGCAAGCGCTCGTGTCTACTGCTGCAACTGCTGAATGGGACAGTACGCCCGCCTGGACAGGGTTGCACGACTTTGGTGCGGGCTGGGTATTATCAGGTGGCACTGGTGATCTGAACGGCAACGACCTGATAATCAGCGCCGGTGGCAACTCCTATCTCCACGAATCAGCCGCCGATGTGGTTGACCTAGTTTTGGCCGGGGCGGGTGGTGAGTTTGCGATCAATATCAACGCTGTTGAGAACTTCATATTCACGGCAGACAATTTGAATCTGGTATCAGGGAATGCAGACAACCCGGTATTGACGTTGACAACCACGGACGCCGGGGTGGCTAGTCCGAAGATCGCTTTTTACAAAGACAGCGCCACGCCAGCAGACGGCGACAAATTGGGTATAATCCACTTTTACGGCGAAACTTCTACGGGCGCAAAAGACCGCTACGCATACA